AGATAAGGTTGAAACAAAAACTTACGACATGACGGCAAAAGTCATACATGATAATATACCCAATGATGGACTTAACTAACGCTATTTCGCCGTCATTCTATGGCGTTCATCATTCAATATTAAAATACGAATATTCATCATATTGGTTGAAAGGCGGGCGGGGTAGTACAAAATCATCCTTTGCCGCTATTCAAATAATCCTCGGTATGATAAGCGACAAAAAAGCTAACGCACTTGCATTGCGAAAGGTTGATAATACCGTTCGTAAATCAATCATGGAATCGTTCTTGTGGGCTATTGATATGCTTGATGTGACGGAATTGTTTTCCTGCACAAAATCCCCTGCTGAAATAACCTATATCCCCACTGGTCAAAAGATAATCATGTCAGGGTTAGACGACCCAAGGCGATTAAAATCCATTCGGTTAAAAAAGGGCTATTTTAAATATCTTTGGTTTGAGGAGGCCGAAGAATTTAACGGCATGGAAGAAATACGTTCCGTAGAGCAATCCACAAGGCGTGGTGGTGATAACTTTATTGAGTTTATTACATATAACCCGCCGAATGACCCTGCCGCATGGGTAAACAAAGAAAGCGAAGAACATTATGAAGGGCGATATGTTCATTTTTCAAACTATCTTGATGTTCCAAAAGATTGGTTAGGTAAACAGTTTTTAAGTGATGCCGAACAATTAAAAAAACGTGATCCCTTAAAATATGACCATGAATATATGGGTCGTGCGGTTGGTCGTGCTGAACAAATCGTATTCCATGATAAATGGCAAGAATTAGACTTTGAAACCCCTGCCCATGATAAATGCTATCAATCCCGCTATTTTTACGGCGCGGACTGGGGATTTGCAAATGACCCATCCACCCTGGTGCGAATGTTTATCATGCGCGAGAATGGCGATAATAATCTTTATATTGATAGAGAGATTGGCGGCGTTGGGGTTGATATGGATGAATTGCCTCAATTATTTGATAGCGTTCCAGAATCAAGAAAATGGAAGATATATGGTGATTGTTCAAGACCCGAAACGATATCATACATGGCAAAGAACGGATTTAATATCGAAGGCGCACCAAAATGGACAGGAAGCGTTGAGGACGGTGTAGAGTATATAAAATCGTTTGATAATGTTTATATCCATCCCCGATGCGCCAAAACAATAGATGAATTTAAAAAATACTCGTATAAGGTTGATAGAAACACAAAAGAGATATTGCCCGTATTGGTGGATAACAATAACCACTATATTGATGCGATACGCTATGCCCTTGCGGATTATATCAAAGGCAATGTTTCAATTTTTGATGTGTTGTAATTTCAAAGGATTAATAGTAACATGAATAAAACCAATTTTAAAGGCTTGCCGTGTCAGATTTAAAAGAGATTAATAATTCCCTAACTTCGCTTGTGTCTGGTTTATATCAAGGCGGCGCAATCGGGGCATATGGCGGTTCTCAATTATCACAAACCGACACGATGTTTAAGAATAATCGTTGGTATTTAATATCAAATTATCGCCAGTTATTATCTGAAATGTATATAGAGCATGGGATTGTCCAAACATTGGTTGATCAGCCAGTCGATGATGCTTTTTCGCGTGGGTACACAATAAAATCAGGCGAGCTTGATGCTGATGATATTGAAAAACTTGAGGTATATCTTGAGCGCAGTCGTTTTATTGAAACACTTAAAACAGCATTAAAATGGTCAAGGCTATATGGTGGAGGTGCTATTTTAATCGTGGATGAGGATAAGCCAGATACGCCTTTTGATATTACAAAATTAAACGAAAAATCAAATATAGAATTAAAAGCCGTTGACCTTTGGGAGCTATACCAGTTAAACGCGGGTGTTGTTCTAGATGTTTACAGCGAAGATAAGCTTCCAGAGGATGGCGACTTTTTCCATTATTACGGCAAGCGCGTACATAAATCGCGTGTTTACAGGATTGAGGGAAAGGAAGCCCCTTCTTTCACTCGCCCCCGCCTTCGTGGTTGGGGTTTATCTGTCATGGAAAAGGTTGTGCGCTCCCTTAATCAGTATCTTAAAAATCAAGATGTCATTTTTGAATTATTAGACGAAGCCAAGGTTGATGTTTATAAAATCACTGGTTTTAATTCCGCGCTTATGACGGCAGGCGGTACGGCAAAGGTGTCAAATAGAATACAAGCGGGGAACATGATTAAGAATTTCAATCATGCCGTGACCATGGATAAAGAGGATGATTATGAACAAAAGCAAATATCATTTTCTGGTATGGCTGAAATTCTTGTTCAAATCCGCCAAGGCATCGCCGCCGATTTAAGAATGCCTGTCACAAAGTTATTCGGCATATCAAGTGCGGGCTTTAATTCTGGTGAAGATGACATTGAGAATTACAACGCCATGATTGAAAGCGAAATACGGTCAAAGGTAAAATACATCACGGTGGATTTAATCGGTTTGGCGTGTCAAAAGCTATTCGGATTTATTCCTGAAGATTTACAGATTGAATTTAAGAGCCTTCGTATTTTGTCCGCTAAAGAGGAGGAAGATGTTAAGGACCGCAAATTTAACCGTGTCCAATCAGCGTTACAAATCGGTGGTATAAGCACGGATGAGTACAAACAAGCGATAAACAAAGATAGCTTATTGCCTGTTGAGATTGATGAAAAAACAGAATTGAATGACCCTATTGATGGTGACTTCACAACAAAAGAAGGAGGGGCAGATGGCTCTTAAAGATTATCAAGTTGAAATTGTATTAGACACGCTATATGAAACAGTGGCCTTTGGTGGTAGTGAACAATTACGCCCAACAGTTAGTGTGTCAGGTGGAAACACAAGCATATACATGGCGCAAGAAGAACCAACAGGAACACCGATTATTGATGATATGACATTAAATGCTGATGCCACGGATTTGACAGGAATTAAATCATTTGAGGCCATCCCGTCATTTATGTATTTCACAGGTACAGCCACAAAGGTTATTTTATCGGGGATTAAGATTAAAGAGGTTGTTTAGTGAAACGCCTTCCCCCTATTCCATTAAGAGATAAATATTATAAATCCGTTCAAAATGAAATTGAGCGGATATTCTTTGAATTGGTTTACAAGGAACTGTTTAAGGTTATTGGCGAGCAACCTATTAAAAACAGCGTTGGTGATGCCTTATATGAGGCCATAGAAAGCGGTCAAGTCTATATCGAGGGTAACTCTATACGTGGGCAGTTTAATTCATCCATAGGGCGAATTATTCGCCAATCAGGTGGGCGTTATAATAAAAAATCAAAAACATATACGCTTATTGATTTGCCAAACGAATACAGAATGGCACAAGCGGGCGCGGAAATACGGTTTAATAATTTAAGGGCGGATATTATACAATCCCTTGACCGTGTGGATATTGACCGCATAAACGATATATCCGAAATTCCCGATATGTATGCTGAAACACTTATTGACATGGAACGCGACTTTGAAAAATCAGTCACGCCCTTTGCTATACCGCCTCAAATCACAATCGAGCAAGCCAATATTATATCCGCAGAGTGGGGCGCGAATCTTGATTTATATGTTCGTAATTGGGCGAGTGAAAACATATTATCATTGCGCCAAACCGTTTCAACAAACGCCATGGCAGGGTATAGGGCAAGTAACCTTGAAAAAACCATTCAAGATAATTACAAAGTGTCCAAGAATAAGGCGAAGTTTTTAGCACGGCAGGAAACAGCGTTATTGATGTCAAAGTATCACGAAACGCGATATAAAGACCTTGGGGTCACGAAATACATATGGTCAACGTCCAATGACGAACGTGTACGGCAATCACACAAGGATTTGGATAATAAGGTTATTCTATGGGATAGTCCGCCTGTGGTGGATAGAATGACAGGCCGAACAGCACACGCGGGCGAAGACTTTGGATGCCGTTGTGTTGCTATTGCGGTTATTGATTAAGATAGGTATAATAAACAATGGATAACAATGAATTATTTCAATGGGGCATTGGTAAAATCATGGATGCCATAAAATCAAGGTTTTACGGTTCAATCACGTTTAAGTTTGAGAATGGGCGCATAGTATCCACCAAAACCGAGCAAATGGAAAAACCCCCTTGCGATATTAAATAATATAATATATCATGGTGAAAAATAACTATCGGAATAACCGAGGTCGTTTTGCTTAATTGCAATTCGGCCTTTTTTGTTTGGGGAATTTATGACCGAATTAAACAACGCCAAAGAATACCCAAAGTTTTATTATGCCCGTCATATGAAGGACGGTGTATGCGGTTATAATAACGAAACAATCCTTATTCAAGATGACACAATTAAATCCATGATGAAGTCATTTAATGGCAAGCCTGTTTATATCCTGCATGATGAACGCACAGATCAAGAGCGTTTAGAAGACATTAAAACCGCCCCTGTGGGTTATGTCACGGAATCATTTTATAATGAAAAAGATGGTTGGTTTTGGGTTAAGTTTATGGTTATTGATGATGAAGGCCATGAAAAGATTAACAACGGTTGGTCGGTATCTAATGCTTATATTCCTAAGCGTGTTGGCAATCAAGGCACAAAACACAACGTGCCATATGACCGTGAATTTTTAGATGGTGACTTTACGCACTTGGCGATTGTCCCTAATCCGCGTTACGAACACGCACAGATTTTCACCCCTGACGAATATAAGGTTTATCAGGATGAAAAAAATCAGCAATTAAATGAGCTGAAAAACTCTAAAACCGAAGGAACGAAAGGAATTATTATGAAGTTCTTCAAGACTAAAAAAGAGGAAGTCAGTAAAGTAGACGCTGATTGCTTCGTGGAAATTAAAAATGATGACGGTTCTATTTCCGAAGTCCTCGTTGGCGATATGGTTAAGGCCATTCAAAACGCCAAAGAAGAAGACGAAAAAGAGACCATGAATATGGATGATGAAGTATCTGTTGGTGACGAAAAAATGACACTAAAAGAGCTTATCAATAAATATCAAGCCCTTTGCGATGAAAAGAAAAACGAGTGCGCCGAGGAAGAAAAAGAAAACGAATCCGAAGAAGACGAAAAAGAGAATGAATCTGATACGGAAGAAAAAGAAAACGAATCCGAGTGCAAAAAAGATGATGAAAAGCAAAATCATTTTGAAGAGCTTAAAAATGCTGAAAAAATATCATATGGCAAAATGGCCATAGATTTGGGTATGGATAAGTTGGCTCGTGGTAAAGAACGCTATTAATTATAAATAAGGAGAGAAAACAATGACTACTATTAATGCTTTTAGCATGGAAACAGTTCAGGGAGCGTCCGATTTATCGTTTCACGGTTCTGTTATCACATGTCAGATTGATGCGGCAGAATCGGCGACTATGGTTGCGGGCGAAGCGGTATTAGTAACAGATAACGCAGGTGGAGTACCTAAGGTTGAACAGCTTGGCGCGGACACAGACGGGGCTTTTGGCTTTATCGTTCGTAACATGAAAGATGCATCATTTGTCGCGGGCGACCGTTGCGAAGTGGCGATGCAAGGTTCTGTTTTATACATGACGGCAGGGGCGGCAATCGCTCGTGGCGCACAAGTTGAATATGACGTATCCGATGTTAAGGTTATTACAGCCGCAGGAACAAACCCTGCCGTTGGATGGGCTTTAGACAAAGCGGCCGCCGATGGTGACTTGGTTCGTGTATTCATCACAACCCCTGTTGCGGCATAATTGAAAAGGAAAGATAAAAATGAAAACACAAATTTTAAACTCTAAGGGCGATGCTATTGTTCTTAATGCACAAGAGCAAAACATTGCACGTCATAACCAACAGATTATGAATTCACTTGGTTATGAGATTGACATGACGACTTTGACCGCTATTTCAAAGCGCGTTGTTGAGCAAAAATTCTTTACGGTTCGCCCTTCTGAATTTTTACCAGTTCGCGTTGGTGAAGGTGCATGGTCAAGTGATATCTTAACGTACCGTGATTTTTCAATCGCGGGTGATTTCGAAACAGG